TTTCAGCTTGTTCTGTGTCTTTACCTTCTTCTACATTTGCAGATTTTTTACCGCCTTTGCTTTCTTTGCCTGTCGGCTCAAAAAGTTCAGCCTCTAAACCAGCCTGTATTACAGTCTCATCCAAAATGTCTAAAACTGCTCCTTTCTTATGGTCGCCCCATTCTCTTAACAATTTTACTTCCATATCTGTTTATGCTTTTGTAATTCCTGTTTTGATTGTAGCGATATCATCGTAGATGAATGCTTTCTCATCAAGTTTTTTCACGAATGCGTGGAATCTTGATTCTCCCAAGATGACAAACTGGTTCTTGATGAAATCATCGTTTATCCATCCAATTCTCACGGTGTAAGAAAGGTAGTCAGTGATGTTATACTTGCTAAGATCTCCCACGAAGATTTTACCTTGTGGAATAGACTCATCAGACTTGATAACCATACCGCCGATTACCACTGTGTTGAACAGCGAAGCCGTTGGGTACAATGGTCTTCCCTCGTTGTCTTTTGCTGCTACTAATTCCAAGTAGAAGTCTGTTGGATTCACAAGCACCAAGTTTGCCATATAAGGCGTTTCATCCTCATAGTTGTGAGTAGTAGCAATATCCGTTACCGCTGCATTCACTACATCCATAAAATTAGGTTTTGCCACTTTTAGCGCCATAGAACCAGCAACGAATGCACGACCATACTTTGTTGCTCCTTTTGGATTTTCTCCTGCACCATCACCGAACAAGATAGCCTTGTTTTTGAATAGGTCGTGTTTCTTTTTCAAGTAGTCTTTTGCTACGCCTTCCAATCCTTTGATGTCGTAAACAGACTCTTCTGTTAAGTGCATCCAAGCAGCGATTTTCTTTGGCTTCGCAAATTCTGTTGAAACCTTAAAGTCAATCTGTGGTTTTTTGTTCCCTTCTGCTACAAACTCGTAGTTTCCATCTTTTGGCACAGTCTCCGTATAAGCATAAACAGGTTGAGAAGTAGGTAACACTGTTACGAAAGTTTCAATGTCCATTCCACGAAGATTAACATTAGAAACAGGTGCGATTTGTGTTCCTAAAATGTTAGGAGCCGTTGCCATAGCAACTGAACCGGTAGTAATGTTTCCTACTGCTTTAAACTCAATCTCTACCACGCCAGTTTTAGACTCGTAAGCCTTTTTAATCGCTTCGTGGTTTTTCTTCACAGCTTCCAAGAACACATCCTCTGTAAGACCTCCTTGTGTAGCCTTGATTTCTTCCACGATTTTAAGCACATTGTCAATAGACTCCTGTGTTTCTTTCTCTTTTTCAGAGATAGTAGTTTCAAGCCCAGTTTTTAGGGTTTCCAATTCTTTTTCTCTTTGGCTTGTTTCAAAAGCCTCTTTGTCAGCAAAGTATTTTTCTTTTTCCTCGTCTGACATCTTCGCAATTTCTGTTAATGATTTCTTTTTAAAATTCATTTGTAAATTTTTAAAGGGTTACTAAATAATTTTCAATCACACTTTTAGGAGTGGAATTATCCGAGTCCTCTTTTGCAGTAGAAGTGTCAGCGACGGGTTCTACAAATATCGTTGGAGTGGCGAAGTTGCTGCCTTTTACAACAGCACTTCCCTCTATTATCTTTTGTTCTGTTACAGCCCAGAAATAGCCGTATTGGTCTACATCTTCCTTATTTACAATATCATTATAATATTTATCCCAAACGGCTTTTTCCTCTGCGTCCCATTCCGCCTCTGAATTGATAGCGAGTTCCAGCTGAATGTAGCGAAGCCCTGCCGAATGTTCTTTTACATAGCCTTTAGCGTACTGCTCAAACATATAAGGGTTTCTTTCCTTTTTCAGCGTAGCATAGAATACCAAACATTCTGTTTCTCCAAGGTAGTTAAAGCCCAAGTCTTTCCAGTTGAATTTTTCTACTCTTACTTCCACTTCATCACTGATAATGTTTTCAAAGTTCATCTTGTGTTCTTTCAGCAGGTAGATATTCTTGGAGTTTTTGGCTGTTCTGTTCCAGCTTCCGTTGATGGAAACATCGCCATGGGAATCATAAATGTTGGTAGAGTTGATAACCGCTTTTATTCTGATAGTATTTACATCATCAGGCGTTGTTCCTACTGTTTTAATTGCTTCGCTCTTTTCATTCACGGCAAAAGAAAACGCAAAAGGGTCTGACAACTTTGTCGCCATTTTCTTTTGTGAAATAAGGAAATTCTTATTCTCTTTTAAGAATTTGAACATATCCTCTTTGGTCTCAAATGTTCTGTTAGGAATCTCTTTTGCTGTTATCATTTCTTTACGATTTGGTTTTTTGCTAAAATCTTCTTTTTGTCTTTTAGGCTTTGTTCCAGTGCTGGACTGGACTTGGAGCCTTTCAGTTTTTGCTCTATTTTTTCTATTTCTTTTTTCATCATTCGTTATTTATAAAATCCTCAAAACCTCTTTCTTTGACAAACTGCTCAAAGTCGTTACTTACGCCCAATTCCTGCGCCTTTTCAAATGCTCCTAAAAGCGATACCAATGCTTCTGCTTTGAATTTAAAGCCCTCATTTTTGAGTTTGGTTTTAATGGCGATTACACTTGGCAGGTGGTCGTATGTTCCTATCAGTCTTGTTCCTCGCTCTTTGAAGTATTTAGGCGACTTGTTGGTCAATTCTTGAAGCCAATTGTCCGTGATAGTCTTCACATTTCCTAAAATAAATTTAGCCTCTGCAAACTGCTGGTTTTCATAGGTGCTTCCACCGAAAAAGTCTTTTGGAATCAAATACCTGTTTCGGATGTTTTCCTTGGCGTTTTCCTGCATTTCTATGGTTTGCAGTTTCTTATTATCCCTTGTAAGGTCTAATCTTTCAAGTGTTTCGTTTGTTGCGATAACATCGCCAGCCTTACCCATTCCAGCGCCATATCTTCCTCTTCCGTTGAGTTTGCTCTCTATATCGTTCTTTTGGTCGCCACTTAATGGCGCAATCCCTGCACCTGTTGCTTTTCTGCTAATGATAGAGTTTACAGGATTAGAAGTAAGGAAACACATCATATCCTCGCTATTTAGAATGGTCTGAATAGAATATAGAATAGAAGAAATCCTTGAAATAGGATTGAAAAACATGTTTTCTGCTCCTCCACCTCTGTAATTTTTCTTGGCGATAGTATCGTAAAAGAATGCTAACTCGTGCAGTTCTCTTGTTCTCTGTTGTCCGTTAGCAAGAGTTTCTACTATCTTTAATCCTTTAATATTTTCCCTTGTAAGCGTGTAAGGGTCTTTTATTTCAGGGAATTTTATATTGTTAAACTCTAAATTAAAAAGCGATGGACTGGCTCTTAAATTACCATTCTTAAAGAAATTGCCGTATTGTATAGACATTCCAGTCGTGAGTAGATTAACCACCATTTCCTTAATGAAATCGGTTTGGTTTTGAAACTCATTCGGCTCGTTTAGGAATTTTAAATATTCGGAATTTTCCACCGCCTCGCCTTTGTCATCCACTTCTTGGATTCTCACTTGTGAAGCAAAGTCTGCATATAGATTGATGCAGTCAGAAAGGAAAGTGCCGTCAATATAGTAAGCCTTATAGTCTTCCTTTGGCGAAAAGTAAGTTTTCCCTATCCCCAAGAATGATAACACACCTATACGCTCCGTTTCGTAGTTATAGGAGTGTGTGCCATTGCTTAACCTTGCATAGATAGGCGCAACACTGCTACCCATAAACGCAGACTTGAACGCTGTTATTCCGTTGTCTATTCTTGTTAAAATTCCCAAAACAAAAATCTTTTTACAAAGATAAAATATTATTTTTATTTAGACTAAATAAAAATAGTAAATTTGTAAAAGATTTAAAATAAAATAAATGAGAATTTATAAAGACAGCAAGGAACTGCCATTATTCAATTATGAGCGGATGCTGGAAACAAAGAACTTTCTCTACATGATTAAAGGCTATCAAGATGGCGATAATATTTCCTTTGACACTAAAGAATTAGAGAGTAAGTTTAATGAAATCGTGCAGGATTTCGTGGTTTCTCTCAATGCCAAGAGTATGGATATTGTCAATTACGGAAATATCCAGCGGTATAGTGTAGAAATGGTAAAATTAAAGGCTTTGCTAAATGTTATAAATGCCACCGCAGAAGTGAATGAAATCAGAAGAAAAAGAGGAATTTCTGTTGATAACAGTAACATTTTAGACCTGCTTAATCTATTTAAAATACCAAAGTCTGATGATTTGCAGAAACAAGCAGAAATCATCACCGCCAGAATAGACAAGTTCCAAAATGATATAAATCACATCGCTTCAAAGATAAAACAAGAAGACAACGACCAAGAAAGCGAGGTTGATATTAACGAAATAATAACCAATGTAGAGCTGATTTTGGAACGGACAATAGACCTTGAAAAAACCAGCCTCTATCGGTTCGGAATTATGCAGGAACAGGCAGTAAAGAAAATAGAACAAATGAATAAAATAAACGAAAGATATGGCAGATAAATTAGCAGTAATACAGACAGAGAAAACCATTGAGGAGCTTGAAAAACTTGATGAGCAGTTAAATGATACTATCGGTGCGTTCAAAGAACTTGTCGGCGTGGCAAACACAGCATCAAACCTATTTGCAAAAGGCACTCCGAAAGAATATGTAGAGGGACTGAAACAGAATGAAAAACTGACAAAATCCATTACGAACTTCAACAAAGAGCTTATCGCAGTAGAGGAAAAGAAAACTCGGCTGTTAATATCGGAGCAAAGACTATTAACCGAAAAAAACAAAACCGAAAACCAGCAAATCCGAAATAAACAACTCCTTTCAAGAGAAGAAGAAAGGATAAACAAACTCCGTGAAAAGGAAATCCAAAGACTACAAGCTGCGGAGCAACTATATTCCAAGCTGGAGGTAAAATTAAAAACACTTCAAAATGAGTATAAGCAGCTGGCAACAAAAAAGGAAATCGGCATAAAACTGACCGAAAGAGAGGAGCAGTCCATGAACCGACTTCATGCAAGAATAGAGAAATACGACAAAGCATTGAAAGCCGTTGATGCATCTATGGGAAAACATCAGAGAAATGTAGGAAACTATGCTTCTGCTTTCAATCCGTTGCAAAACTCTATTAACCAGCTCACAAGGGAAGCACCAGCGTTTGCAAACAGCGTTCAAACTGGGTTTATGGCAATCTCTAACAACTTGCCTGTTTTCTTTGATTCCATCAGCTCAATAATGAAGCAAAACAAAGAATTACAAGCACAGGGACAAAAAACTAAAAGTGTTTTAGGGCAACTCGCAGGGGCATTCTTAAGCTGGAATACCGCCCTTTCCGTTGGTGTAACCTTACTGACTATGTATGGTGCGGATATATGGAAGTGGGCTAAAAGTCTATTTTCAGGCAAAGAAGCCATAGACAAAATGGCTGAAAGCCAAAAAACACTAAACGAAGCCTTTAAAAGTTCCGATTATAAAAAAGCTGTGCGAGATGTTTCCGAGATGAAAAACATCTTTGATTTAGCCAAAGAGGGCGTAATCAACAAAGACAAAGCGCTTAAAAAATACAATGACAGTCTTGGTAAAGTGATGGGAACAGCCAAAAACCTGAATGAAGCTGAACAGATTTTAACCAAAAATGCAGATAATTACATCAAAGCAACGCTATATAAAGCGGCTGCTAACTTGGCTCTTGATAAGGCAGCGGAAGAAATGATGAAAGCAGAAATGGCAAGACAGAAAACGGCAAAAGAAAGAATGAATGAAAAAAACTTTTTCACTATAGGTTGGGCTTTCCTTGATGATGATGGCAGTGGAAACGCTGCAGCTCAACATGCCCAATCATTAAGAGAGAGAGTGGAAAAAGAAAAAAAGGAAGAGGAAGATTCATTCAAGGAATCCGCTAAAAGAATAACCGATATTGCCAAAGAATTTACTAAAAAATCTGCCATTTTTGGAAAGGGATTAGATCTTGACATCGGTGTAAAGGACAATAAAGACAAGAAAAAAGATGATTTATCAAAAGAACAGCGAGATGCTATTGACAGACTTCAAGCACAAAGAGATAATAAACTCGCTGAACTGGAAGAAAAACGAGGAGAAATAGGCGAAAAAGCCTACCAAGAAGGGCGAATAAAAGTAATCAAAGAATATGCAACAGCAATCCAAAACCTCCTGAAAGGCAACAGCGCCAAAGAACAAAAGATAAAAGGACAGGTAAGACTGAAAGCAGCGCAGGAATTACAGAAAGCAAATAAAGAAATCTATGATTACGAAGCCAAAAGCCTTGAAGCCTTATCAAAATTAAGATTGGAGGCTCTGCAAAACCAAAAAGCAGAATACGAAAAAAATGAATACGGCACAGAAACCGAAAGATTAAGTAATCTAATGGTAACCAACGCTTTGATAATAGATGAAACAGAAAAATTCTACAACGAAAGAATAGCCCTTGCAAAAAAATACAAACAGGATTATGAAAGTATAGAAGAAGAAAAAGACAATAAAATAACCAGTCTAAATTTGCAGAATGATGACTACCGAAGAAAAATGCCGGATGCTGTTATTAGCGATTTGGAGGCTCAGCAGAAGAAGTTTGAAACCCTGCAATCCATCAGCAAGGAAGAGCAGAAACAGGCTATTTTAAATGACAATTCTTTCTCTGCCTCACAAAAAGAATATCTATTAAAAGCGCTGGAATTAGATATTCAAAGAAAAATAAACGATGAGAAAATAAAATCCTTAAAATTAGAAGAAGCTGAACTACTCAGCGTAGAGGAACGAACCAACGCCCAAGAGGAAAGGCTTTTGCAAATAAAAGCAAGTATTGCTAAAACCGAAGCAGACAATACCAGCAACCAAAGGGAAAAGAACCAGCTGGATACGGATTATATTCTTCAGAAATTCTCCGCTATAAAAGAAACCATGACCAAAGGGTTTAGAAATTTAGGTCTGGACAGTGTTGCTGATGAGTTTTCTGCAATGTTCAACGCTATTAGTGCCAATGCAAACAAGTTCGGTAAAAAGTTTGAAAATGATGCTGAAAAATGGAAAGCCATTGCAGAATCCGCCGTGAATATAATTACTGGGTTTGGAAAACAACTAATACAGGAACAAACAGAGCAGAACATCGCCTCCATTAACGAAGAAATGGAAGCGCAGAGAAGCAGAACAGAAATGGAACTTGGCTTTATTGACAGCAGATTAGATGCTCTTAATAGGCTTTCTGTATTAACCGCCGACCAGATAGCCGAGCGTAACGCCTTGGAAGATGAAGCGATGGTAATCAAAGAACAACAGGCACAAAGAGAAAAAATGATGGAAGCCCAAAAGGCAAGAGCAAAACAAAGAGCCTCCGCTCAACAGGTGCTGATAGATGCGGCAGCTGCTGCTGCAAAAACATTAGCCGAATGGGGTGTTCCTGCTGGTCTTATTCCTGCTGGAATTGCGCTTTCTTTCGGAGCATTACAAGCTGGTTTGATTATGAGTAAAGACCCAGTACCTCACTATTTCGTAGGAAGAAAAGGCGGAAGAGAAGAAATAGCATGGACACAGGAACGAGGGGCGGAAATGATTACCGATAAAAAAGGTAATATTAAAACACTCGGAAGCAACAGAGGTCAAGTGCTTACCAAATTGGACGAGGGAGACATTGTATATACCGCTTCTGAAACAAAGGGCATTTTAAACAATCTACAAGATGTGCCTGTCGCTGGCGATAATATATTTAAAAAATTAGCAATGAGAAATGTAACGCCTGTTACTATTGTCAATGAAAAAATAGACTACGACAAATTAGCCTCTAAAATAGGCGAACAGCAAGACCGAGTAATGAGGAAGTATGATAAGACCAGCGTATTTGAGCTGAACGGCTACATATATACCCAAAAGGGCGGACAAATACCAGTGGCAGTAAGTAGAGTAAAGAAAAACAAAAACATCATTAAAATAAGAGGAAATGAAAGGGATTAAGAACATACAATACCAAAGCGGAATTGGGCAGATTTTCCGATTAGAAGTATTATCAGGGAAATTTGCAGGAACACACGAAATACAAGAGCCTGATGGCTTCGATGCTTTGGACATCAACATCGATGTGAATGAAACTTATTACAACATTGATAATTTTATCCTTGGCGAAACATCCAAGATAAAGATATTGGAATACAACGATAAGGAAGCCTTTAACATCATCAAAGGCGTATATGATGAACAGGGAGGCGATGGGCAGATTATATTCAAATGGTATGTTGTCCATAATGGCGTGGAAAAGGATATTTTAGGCAACGGCTTTGAAATAAACCTAAACAAATATCAGCTTAACTACGAAAACAGTCAAAGAGTAATAGAGTGCGAAATAAAGAAGAGGGAAGCACAAAACAAATTCTACACCCGTGAGGATACCACGATAAACCTATTTGCGACAAAGAATTTAGATGAAAACCAAATAGACCCAATAGGCAGCCGTGAAATCATCTTAAAGGCAGAGGAAGAGAAAATAGAGACTGCGTGGTGGATGGACGACTACGGAGAAAATTACGACTGGTATAACTATAAAAAAAGTATTGGAAACAAAAACCTTGACCCTTGGTTTCAATATCAAAAGATAGTTTCAAACATTAAATTCATACCGCCAAAGACTTGGGTATTTCCAAAATTCAATAGAAGTGGAGAATCTAAATTAGGAGAAAATATCCCTCTTTATGGAGGCGATTGGGAAGCAAACATTACAAGGGAAGAACTGCATGACCCTGCGTGGGCGGCTCAATATCCGCGCTATATGTATGAACACGGCGAGATAACATATTGGGGACAGAATACTCTATTTCACACAAGAAATGAACTCTCTAATGTAGTGTTTTCAATTTCTAATCTGCATTTCAAAGCAAGGTCATACAGCCTCAAAAAAGGATATAATCCGCTATATAACGGGGATAATAAAGGATATAGAGAAAAGTACAAGCCTTTTTCTTTTAGTATCGCTTTATTGATAGAAACTCCACACGGCTCAAATACGATGTTTTTAAAATCCAGCAAAGACACGGATGTGGGCAATTATTCAGAAATGAACATTGTCAATGAAGGATGGGCAATAGGTGATTTACCTGCAAACAGTACAGTAAAGATAGGTATCATGCCTCATAGTGATATAAGAAATAAAGAGTTTATTATTACAAGCAAAGTATCGCGCACGAGCCTTAAAATATCTTCCAGCATTGACAAACTCGGCAGGAAGTCCAAGGTGGTAAGCCTTTTTGATGCTATTGACAAGGTAGCAGAGAATTATTCCGATGGAAAGATTAGGCTGGTTTCTAATATCCTCTCGGAGGGAGGGAAATACGCCAATCAATATGTAGCCACAGGGTCTTTCCTGCGTGGCGTGGCGAATATCTTTTTAGGTGAGGAGAAAATAAACACCTCGTTCAAGTCGCTATTCTACGAGGGCGCTGCGCCACTATTAGCCCTTGGCTTTGATGTTATAGAAAATAAACTTATCGTGGAGGATATAGACTATTTCTTTAAGGATATTCAGGCGTACGACCTTACAAGTAAGGACTTTGTTCAAGAGAATTTGACCATAGAGAACGACAAGGATATAAGCTACAACAACCTGATATTCGGAACAAAGAAATATTCCACCAAGAAGAAAGGGGATATCTTTAACTTCAACACGAAAATGGAATGTTCCACACCGATAAAGTCGGTTAAAAAGAAACTTGACAAGACAACTGGCTTCATCATCGATGAGTATAAAATCCAAGACCTGCTGGATGATACCAACGACAACACCAACGACAATGATGATGATTTGGTATTGATAGACACCATTACAGGAAGTTATGTGGATACAGGCTCTTATCCTGATGTTATACACTCGGATTCAGGAGGAGTGCTGACACTTACAGCATCAAAATCGCCTTGGGATACCCTGCCTTTCAGAGTAGGAGAGAAAATAAAAATCGTGGA